AGTATTAATTGGTGGATTTTACTGATTGTGGTACTTGTGTATGTATGGTTCACTAAGGATGCTTAGTTTTATAGTTTGACATTTTTACAACGAATAAGTATGGAATTACGACTGATTTTTGAAGGGATGGGGCTTATGCTGCTGTTGGCGGTGTTTGCTATGCTACTCGTTATCGTGGCAATGGTTGTCGATGGCGTGTCCGGGTGGAACAAGGCTAAGCTGAGAGGGGAGGCGCGAACGAGCTACGGGCTGTCGCGGTCGTTCTCGAAGTTCCTGGTCTATCAAGGAATATTGCTGATAACGACGTGTATTGACATGCTGGTGCATGTTGGGCTGATACTGTTTGTGGACTGGAACTACTGCGTGCCTGTGGTGACGATACTCGGTGGTATTGTGTTCTGTGCCGTTGAGATTTGGAGCGTCTACGAAAAGGCTGACGCTAAGGCTCAGAAGCGTATCAAGCAGGTTACGGTGACGGGCGTCAAGGCTGCTATAGACCAGCAGGCTCTTGCGGCAGCTATCACGGCAGGAATTGCCGAAGCGCTAAAGACTGACAGGGAGCAGATGCCGACGAAGCGAAAGAAGAAGAGAGAGAAAAAGGATATTGAGGGGTAAAAAAGGAAGTAGGAGTGTACTTCCTTTCCCCAAAAAGGAACTAAAAGCAGGAAACGAATATGGCAAAAGCAGAGATACTAAAGCCGTTTATCCTCAGCTGGGAGGGCGGCTTCGTAAACGACCCGCACGACCGTGGCGGGGCAACGAACAAAGGCGTGACGATAGGTACGTTCCGTCAGGTGTTCGGCAAAGACAAGACGGTGGCTGACCTAAAGGCCATCACCGATGAGCAGTGGATGACCATCTTCCGCAAGTACTACTGGGACAAGTGGAAGGCTGACGGGATAAACTCGCAGTCGATAGCTAACCTGTTGGTCGATTGGCTGTGGGCGAGTGGGAGTTATGGCGTTAAGATTCCGCAGCGGGTTCTTGGTGTGAGTATAGACGGGATTGTTGGGACAAAGACTATTGCGGCCATCAACGGCTATAAGAACGAGAAGGAGCTGTTCACGAAGCTGTGGAAAGAACGTGAGGCGTTCTGCACGCGGATTGCAGTAGGCAGTCAGAAGAAGTTCCTTAGAGGGTGGCTTAACAGGCTTAACGGCATCAAGTACGGCAAGCTGGTGTGTAACGGTGGTAAGGTTATAGATTATTGAAATGGAAAGGAAGAAGGTTATTGTAGAGCTTAGTGTGCTGACGTCGCGGATGAACAACCGCGAGGTGGAGCACGACCTCTGTTTGCTTTGCCCTGCGTTTCGGGATATGGAATGCGGGGAGACGAGGATTGATGATGTAGATATTAAAAGCATAGAGTAATGAAACAGCTGACGTTGATAGGATGGTATATTGTGGCGTGGCTTCTGCTTGGGTCATTGCTGATGTGTGTTGGCTGCTGTCCCAAGACGTATGAGCGGATTGTCAAGGACACGGTGACGGTGACAAGGCTCGACACTGTGCTTGTTAATCTAAGGCCGGTGGATATTGAGGTGCCCGTTCCGCAGATTACACTGACGGAGATTGTGCCGATAGCCGACACGCTGCTTGTGCTTGACAACGGGCTTTACCAGAGTCTTGTCGAGATTAAGGACGGACAGGTGACGCACACGCTGAAGCCGTCGGAAAACGACGGCACACTCTCTACGACGGTGACGGTGGCAGATACGACGCATATCTCTAATGTTGTTGTGACACAACAACATACTGAATATGAGAAGGTGACCATCGAGAAGGGAAAATCGTGGTGGGAGAAGATAAAGCAGAAAGTTGGACTTCTGGCGACGGGTGCCGTCAGCGTCGTTATCATTCTGCTGTTCATTATATACGTCGTGAGGCGGCGCATTTGATTACTTCATACGATTTGCTACGCTCTCAGCGGAGGGCGGCTTTTTTAGGTTTTTCATAGGTTAGTTTTAAGTTTTAATTGGTTTTTTAAGATTTGATTTGTGCGTCCTTGCGGTCTGAGAAGATAGCAAGGTTTTTGTGTGTTTAACGTGAGAGATTATTTCAAGTTGTAAGCCCAGCGTTGGTTGGTAGTTGCTGGGCCGCTTTTTATGGCGGCCCAGTTTTTTGAGATTACGATAGAGGGTCTTTTGCAAGCATTATGAGATGGCGGTATTCGTGAACAAACTTTATTTCACGGATTTCCGGCAAAATCAATTCGCCCATTATATCTGGAGGGATTGGAGCAGGCTTAATGAAGTTTGCTACGGTATTAAACCTGTGGCCGTTCTCCTGTTCCACACAAACGACATCAGATACTCCGTCGATTTTCCGCACTGTGACGCGGCACTGCTGGTCGCCGTTGGAATAGAGTACGATGTCGTCAACCATTAGTTCTTTTACGTTCATAACTTAATACTTTTTGTCGCCGTGCTTATAAGAACGGAGTTCGTTATAAATCATCTTATGCTCAATATGCCAAGAGAGATCAATGCCAAGACGTTTTGCCCATGCAAACACGTAATAGATAGCCTCAGTAAGATTCGTCATGCCTGTATTCAAGATTTCCTTCACAAGCACAAATGCCATCACGGTAAAAGAGCGAGAGCAATTTGGATATTCCCAACCATGCCAATTCATGTTTTCTCCATAAAGTTCGTATGCAGCATCGAGAATACGAATACAGATGTCAGCAAACTCTTCTTCAACAGTACCTTTTATATAATCCTCATAAGCCATTTTCATGATGACAACAGTAGCATGATAACCTTCGCTATCAGTTGTAACGGCAAGATATTTCTCTTTTGCTTCTTCTGAGAATCTACGTCTTTTTCTGTCAGCCTCAATAGCTTCTGCCACCTCGGTCATAACCATTCCAAGCCAGTGATAGCCCGGTTTCTTTTCTTCGTGCCAGCCGTGTGCCGTAGCATTCGCATGGATTCGTCTGGCCCAACTCTGTAATTGTTCTTTTGTCGGTCTCATATTAGTATCTGAATTTAGTAAAATGAATAACAGCAAGCGGCTCGGTAAGGTCGTAGTCCTCAAACCAGCTCGCCCAATCTGCTTCGTCAAGTCCATCATTATTAGCAAGTACCTTACGGCTTACGGAATGTCTGCCAACATATATAGGATGAATTGTTGAACACCCAATAATTGTTAGCTCCTGAATACCAATACCATCCTCGCGTGTAAGGCGTGCTATCTCACGCTGAGTAGAGCCTTTCCCGTAAGGTTTTCCTACCCACTGACGGATGGAAAGAACGGCTTCGCCTGCAGCTATCTTCTCAAATCGTTTCGCCCAAAATTCGTAATTAGCCCTAATGGTGTGTCGTTTGATGTACTTACAGAATGTTTCGCCTTTTGGCGTGTCCTGTCCGGCATTAAAAGCTGCTTCAAAATTGGTAGGCTCTCCAGCTTTAATGTGATTGTGTGGGAATACCTGAGAGAGCGTGAGGTAATACGTTACAATTTTCTTTTTCATGTTTATTCTGTTTGATTTTTGAAATATAAACTTTATTCATCTCATCGCGGTTTAGTCGCGCTTCAATGTTCTGAATGATGTTGCCGATAGTGCGGCCGGCATACTCTTTTTCAACCGACCGAAGGACCTTGAGCTGGAGTTCAAGGCATAGTCTTTCTTCTTTGCTCATTTTTTGTTGTTGTTTTTCATTTCAAGCCATTCTTCGTAGGTCACGACGTTTGGATTGTTTTTGTCGAGTTCGTCTTTTAGGTTATTGATACTGCGTTCGTACTCTTCAAGGAAGATATTTCTCTCCTTTACGAAATCTCTGAGCGCACAGGTTACGACCATCGGATCGACATTACCGTAGAAACGCCCATAACGTCCTGTCTTGAAGAAGTAGAAGAAGAGCAGCAGCTCTGTTACTTTGAGGTAGCGATATTCTGTAGCAATAACAGCTGCGAGTGCTTCCTGTTGCTGCTTATTCAGATTTTTAGAGCTTGTAAACATTGAGAGGTCTGCAATCTGCGGATAGAGCCACTGACGAGAGAATGATTTTCCGTAGACGCGGCAGATGTCTGCCAGTGTAGGGTAATCGCCCATAATGGCCTTTTCCTTTTTTGCTGCGAATGATGCTTGTGTTTGTGGTGTGACGATTTTTAAGAAGTTATCACGGTCGCCATATTTAGAAAGTATCATCGCGGTTTTCGCTTGCTCTGGCTTCGTTAATGAGGTCGTAGGTGTTTCCGAAGAGCTGCCCGTCTGATGGAGCAGTTTCTGTCCGATAACCTGTATGGGTTGTGGTTGTTTCATTTCTGTCTATAATTTCGTCTTCCCAGGCTCGCTGATGCAGGAACGTGAGCGGATTCTTACGGTACTGCTTATCGGGCTGTGCCTGTTTGTATTTAGGAATATAATCAAATATGGCCTTTCGGTCTTTGAGAGAGATTTTGGCGTATGTTTCCTGACAATCGGTCTTTGCAACCTTTTTGTCGTACAGATTCCAGAAGTCATCGAATGGAAATTCTTCGGGCATATCGAACAATGTAGATTCTGAACGCAGTGAAGAATCTTTATTATTTTTTTCCTTCTTATGTTTTGTGCCCTTGGTGTGCCCTTTATCGTTGGCGGGTAAACCGTCAACCACAGTCTGTGCCCCTTGTTGTGCCCTTAACGCTTGTATCTCGCTGAGTATCAATTCAAGAGGTGTGCCCTTCTGTGTGCCATCGCCGTTGGTATAATGAAAGAATGGCGAGTCTAAAAGGGTTATGATATTCACTCCTTGGGTATCGTCTGTAGAGATGATGCCCTGTCTGCGGAGTGATGACACAAACACGCGGACTTTCTTCTCGGTCCACTTCCATCTCGACGCAAGGAACCTGATAGATGCAGGCCACTGATATTGTTTCCATGTCACCACACGGCCTCCGATACGAGCACAAGTCTCAGATGCCTCAAATCTGACTTGGTATATAATATCCAAGACAGCTTCGCAATCATTAAAAGTACGGGATTGACGCCAATAGCCGGTGGAGAAGAAACTTCTCGGCAGCATGATAAATGGTTCTTGCATAAATCGTAATTATTATTTTAAATCGTTTTCGGTTTTGCGGTTTTATTCAATGGCCGCAAGTTCCTCGTCGCTGGTGGCATTGGTTATCTCGATCGCTATCGCACGGCAGTACTCCTGAGTGAAGGCGATTCGTTCCTCTTTCGGACGGTCAGCCATTGCTTTCAGTTTATCATTCCAAACGTCAGATATTCGGTCCTCAGCCCAGAATACCGTTCCGGTGATGTCGGTCCATCTTTCGATTGCTTGTTCTCTTGTCATGATACTTCAAACATTTCGTTAAAGTTGTCAATACTCATTGCGTGTCCTGTGCCGCAGATTAAGACGTTGTTTACTATCCTCTTGCACTCGTACACTTTGCCGACCGTTAGGAATCCTAATGGGTCGGATTTGATACATTTTGCTTTCATAATATCATTTGATTATAATAGTAATCATCATAGCAAGAGCTGCAAGCCAGCCAGTAATAGTCCAGATGATGAATATACGGCGGTCGCGTTCTGCCTTGGCCTTAATTTTCAGAATCTCGTTTAGATGGTACATTCTTTCACCGAAGAAAGCGACAAACACATCTTCGACATAGCGGCCTACCTTCTGAGCGATGCGCTGCCGTTGTTCCTGCGGAATCTTGAACAGCGTCTTTTCAAACTCGCCCGACGGAATGACACTATACTCAGCAGGCTCGCACTCGAAGTCGAAGTGTTCCGTTTCAAGTTCTCCGTAACGCTTGCGAGTGATACGGCCTTCGAACCTAATCCTTGCCACGCCCTCCTTCTCGTAGAACTCACGGGCACGCTCCTCTATCTTCTTGGCCTTCATCTGAGCCAACGACACGAGGCGGTTGTAATCGCTTTGCGTCAACTCCACCTTGGGATTGACGTAGGTTTCTTTTAGAATCTTTTCTACCATAGTTCCTTTTTGTTTAATAGTCCGTATTCTCATGTATGCCTGTCGGTTGCACAAACATATTGCCTGTCTTGTAGAACACATCCCAAGGCGACATGCCTGCTTGAATGGCCGTGCCGTTGCAAGCCTTACGCTCTTTGCCTGCGAAGTACATCCATGCGACTGCTCCGCTGTTTATATCGTCAACGGAGAACGGCGAGTTGTAGCCGTAATCGCGTGGCAGCTTCGGACAGTTCTCAGCCTTGATGTAGATTTGCATCTTGAAGATATGGTGCTCTACGTTGTTGTCGCCGATGAAGTGGTCATCGTATGGCCATTCGGCATTGTACTCGTAGGGTGCATCGTCCCAATCGTCACCCCATTGCTCCGACATCGGGCAGTCAGTAAAGAACAGCCAATATCCGTATTCGCTCACGTAGCCATCCTCACCTCTGCGAGTATCGTGTTCGTCAACAAAACACAACTTCAAATTCTTGTGTTCAGCGAGCCAATCAAGGCCCAATGCTAAAAAGTCTTGTTCTATAATCATAGTTCCTTATAAATTCGTTTAATTCGTGGTCACATAGTCCCATTGTCTGGGATGGTTATCTTTTCCGTCTTTACGATGGCGGTCTCATCACAGCGGCGGTTCCAGTCTATGCGATATTCGTCTTGCCACTTGTAGGCGCGGACGGTAAGGGTGGCTGTGTCGCTGTGCCATGCGTCGTACTTGGCTGCTGTTCGGGGAATCTTCGGACGGCTGATGATGGTGGCAGCGGGTGTCAGTCGCAATACGCTGTCAAGTTCCTCTGCGTTATGCACCGCGATAGACACCGCGTATTGGTTGTCGGGATCGAAGCGGGCGAGCACCTGACGGAAGTACATCCACGGGGTCTTGTCGGAAATCTCGCTCTCAGGCTTCCATTCACCATCGCCAGTAAATGGTGGTGTGTAGCCACTCCACCCGTCAGGCCGCCAGTAGTCGCCAAGGTCGCGCCGGATGAGGTAATGGATGTTGCGGCGTTCCTGCTCGGTGCATTGAGGCCACACGCGGTTGACCATATCCTCGTAGACGCTCCAGCGGATATGTGAGCCGGACATTCCGCCTTGCATCCACCAAAGGACTTCTCTGTAATCTAATGTTAGCGTAATCATAAATCATTCCTCCATATAATGTTTGAACCAGTCTTTCAGCTCTTCGAGTGTCGCTTCTTGTGAATCGCTATAGTGCATAATATAGTGTGTGTCGTTGAGACATTTCAGCCACTCGCAGACTTTCTTCCAAATCTGCTGCTTCTGCCACTTTGCACCAACTTTGAAAGCCTGTCTTTTACCATATACCGATGGACTCTCGTCAACCTCTGGAGCATAACCTATGTAAGCATTTACAGCTTCTTCCAAGTCCTCGCTTACAGGCTCTTTCCATTCCTTTAAAGTTCTTTCAACATTGGAAAGATTTTTCTCGCTTACAGGCTCTTCGCTTTTGGCTAACCTGATAAGTTCATCTTTCCACTGTGCAGCAACCACCCAAGGTTCTACGACGCATTTCTGTGCCTTGTCAACCATTTCTGCCAAAGCCGTTTCAAAGTCTTTGCTTACAGGTTCTTCTTGCAAGGAATCTATATAAGCGTCGAGATTGCATAATACATCATACGCTCCTTGATGCTCAGGGTACTCAAAGTTACCTTGAGCATCCATAAGACCCTCTTGCTCTTTGTTAATCCAGTCTTTAATTTTCTGTACTTCGTCTGTCATACTCTTTATTTTTTAGTCTTTCAACAACTTCTCAGACTGCTGCTTTAACAGCACTTGCTAACTGAGAATATGGATTCACTCCTTTTTATCATCTTCTTTACTGATTTCGTCGAGGTATCGCGTCAAGGCTTCCACAGCTTTGTCTGACAGCTGCTTTACCTTGTCGTCGCTCTTCACATAGTCGATGGTTGTTCCAAGTCCGTAGATAAGCAACGCATCTTTCTTTGAAGGCGTGAGTACATCGCCGAGAATGCCGATGAAAAGAAAAAAGCAGCTACATAACCCCCATTTCTTCAGCACTCCCTTTAACCCGTCATCCGATTCTGTATAGAATGCGAGAATGGCTATCAACCATATTACAAAAGATGTAAAAGCAAGTGCGCACATAACGATGAACGCTGTGTTTAACTCTCCGATTCTTGTAATCCAATAAATTTCTGTCATAGTTTTATTCTCCTTTCTGCGCTTTTAATCCAAGTTCGAAGAAATGTTTGGCGATACGCATGCCAAGAGTAAAGTCCTTCACCTGACCAAATGCTTTGTATAGCTCCTGCTCAAAGTCCAA